CGGCCCGCGCCACGAGCCGGGCGTAATACGCCGAGGTGTCGATCTTCTTGTAATAGACGATCTTTCCCGAGTAAGCGGCCGGGCTCAGCAGATCAATGGTGATGTCGGCCGTCGACGCCGAGACCAGGATCGTTCCGTCGCTGGCCACCGTGGTGTAGTCGGCGGTCTTGGTCGAAACGGCCGTCGACGGGATGTCGCTTGTCAGCGCGAGCGTCCCGGTCGAGGTCGGGAGCGTCAGCGTCGGTGTGCCGGCCGCGGCAGGCGGCGTGATCGTCGCAGTGCCCGAGCCCGAGCCGAGCAGCTTGATCGATGCGGCGTAGAGGCTGCGCGAGAGATAGGCGTCACGCGCCCGAGCCGCTCCGCTTGAGCCGATGTCGTAGGTGGCGTCCGACTGCCAGGTGAGATGGCCGAATACCCTCGTGGTCTCGGCGAGCGAATTGCTCGTAATCCCGGCCGTGTGAACAATCGCCCCACCGCCGTCCCGATCGACCGCAATCATGTACGCAGTCGACTCATATCCCGAAAGCGAGTCAGCCGTAAGCTTGATATTGGCATCGGCAGCGCCGGGACTCGACTTTATTCCCCCGTCTCCCGCCGTCCCGAGAATACCCGAAACGAGCTCGGAATACACCGAAGATCCTACCGAGCTGGCGCCCGTCCAGCGGGTCATATACGTGTCAGTCCCCGAGCCCGTAACCCCCGCCCCGCCGGCTGTGTCGAGCACACCGGCCGTCAGCGTCAGCCCAGCCCCGACGGAGATTTCCTCCACCACGCCGGACCCGACCGTTGTGCGCCCGAGCAGGCGCGCGGTCGTCATGTTCTGAATCTTGGCGTAGGTGATGAGCGAGTTGGGCACGTCATCGGCCACCATCGCCCGAAACGCCGGTGCGGCAGCCCCGCCCGAGACTGGCCCCGCCCAGATGTAGTTGGCCGTCTGGTTGGCCAGCGTCCCCGTGAGCGTGCCGGCCGTTGTCACCGGGGAGCCGGACACGCTGAAGATCGCCGGCAGGCTCAGCGCCACCGAGGCCACTGTGCCCGTGCCGTAGGAGAGGGCCGGGATGTCTGCGGCCACCAAGGCGCGGAACGTCGGCACCGCCGCTCCGCCGCCCGTTGGCCCCGCGAACACCCGATTGGCGCTTTGGGTCGCAAGCGCCGCGTCCAGTGTGCCGGCGACGGTGACGGGCGAGCCGGTTACCGAGAATATCGACGGCATCGTAAGCGCCACGCTCGTGACCGTGCCCGAGCCCGCGCCGGCCGGGGGGACCTCCTGAACTGCAGAGCGTTCCATCGCCCGGTCCTTGTCTCGCAAGTCGGCCACGAGTGCCCGGAGGGGTAGTTCGATATTGTTGCCCTTTCCCATCTACAGGCTCCTCAGCTCAGCCACAACGTCCTCGCGGCCCTGGCTCAAGCGGATTGACACGCTGTGAACGATGCAGTCCACCCGCACGCCCTCGTGCATTACGTAGAGCCGGTCTCCGAACTCCCAGTCTTTGCCGTATTCATACGCTCCGGTGTTGATCCGGCCGGCGAACGTCACCAGGCGGCGCGCGTCATACAGCGCGGCCGCGCCCTCATCGCTCATGCCCGTCGAGCTTGTGTAGTTGCGCGCATCGACAAACATTTCCTTGCGCGCGAAGGGCGAGCCGTCATAGCGGGCCGTGTCCTCGACATACACCAGCGTCCGGCCGGCGCCCTCGCCCTGGCCCCCGACGATGGCATATGTTTTCTCGCCCGCGTAGTCGCGCGCGAGCCGGGCGTCCTGCACGTCGCCGGCGGCAGAGTCGAGCGTCATCAGCGTGCGTCGATCCGTCCCGCGCTGGCCGGTGTAGACCCGGAACACGAAGCCGGTCGAGCTCTCATGCGGGATGTCGTAGAACAGGCGAATGGGCGCGGCGTTCTGGGCCGACGCCTCACACAGATCGTCCAGGACCGCGCGTACGTTGCGCCAGGCGAACGACTTCGAGACGCTCGGGGCGAGCGATACGTCGGCCTCGACTGTGAGATAGCTCGACCAGTCACGCCCGCTGCCGGCCCCGCTTCCGAAGTTCTCGCGCACGATGTCGCGCATCATGTCGTCGGCGTAGTCGGTCTTCGACGCCTCGGCGCTGCCGGCCACGTATTTGACGATGCGCCGCTCGAGCAGGCAGGCCGCGCCACGGGCCGATAGGGTCAGGTCGGCCTCGTTGCCCGAGTAGCCCGATGACCAGCCGGTGAGCAGGAACATCGTCCCGAACACGCGCCGGGCCGGGCCGTCGGTCCCGGTTCGGACCAGCTCGAGGCGGGCGTCGGGCACGAGGTTCGCGGCGTCGATTGCCTCCGAGGGCAGGCGAACCGAGAGCGCCGGCGGCTCGTTGCCAGACCGGGCCACGCCCAGGTCGAACAGATCGACATACGTCTCGAGCAGCGTGCCGGCGCTGTTATAGAACTTCAGGGCGTAGGTAACGTCACTCATGAAAGCCCGTCCGCCGAGTAGTACTTGAACCCAAGCAGCGTCCGGGTGGCCGTCACCTTCGATGACGGGTCATACACCAGCACGCCGAAACTGTTCGCGCCGGCAGCGAGCTTGAGCGCGCTGATTGAAACGCCGTTGAGAATCTCGCTCTTGAGTGAGCCGCGGGTCGAGCTCGTGATCGTGTTGGTGGCCGTGTTGATCGTGATCGTCTCGGCGCCCACAAGCGTGCTGTTGAACTGCACGAATATGCCCGTCGTCAGGTTGCCGATGGTGTAGAGCGTTGGGGCGGTCGCGCCCGACGCCACGGTGAGCGCGATCGTGATGTCCTCGGGCACGCTGCCCGAGTTGGTGAGCGTGCCGACATACATCCACGTGCTGGCCGTGGCCGTGTTCTGGCCCACCACTTGCACGTCGGCGCCCGAGGCCGAGCCAATCGCGGTGACGGTGGCCACAGCCCGGAAGCCGTAGTCGGGGATCATGACGTTGCCGTCGATCTTGCGCCACACGCCAGGCGCGGTGGCCAAGCCCGCGCGCAATACGTTACCTGAGTCGATGCTGAGGGCCTTGACCTCGGCCGCGATCCCCGTCGGCGTCACCCAGGCAGTGCCGTTCCAGCCCGCCAGATACGTCGTGACGCCGGACAAAGTGTAGTTGCCGCCCACCCACACAACCCCGGCCGCGTCAATGGCGATGGCGTTGATGACGCCCGCCGAAGGGGCGATGGCCGGCGCGGCGCTGGATGTATATCGACCGCGCTGCAACACATAGCCGGTGGTGGCTATCCAGATCGTCGAGATGCTGGATACGATCTCCTTGGTGGCCGCCAGAGCGCTGATTGTTCCCGCCCCCGCGTAGCTGTACTGGTTGGTCCACGCCCACGAGCCAATGAATCCCGACTCAACGCGGTTTCCAGCATTGCCGCCGATGGTGACATACCCGTCCGGCGTCGCGATGATGGCAGTGACCGGCCCGACGCCACTGCCCGCGCCCATCGCCGCGAATGTCGTCACCCCGTCAAATTGGGCGACATGCGCCGCGGCCACCCCGTTGATGGCCGTGAAATCCCCGCCCACGTAGCAGCCTGCCCCAGTCAGCGCCGGCGTGACACAATAGACCAGCGCGCCGCCGCCGGTGGCCGTCCAGCTCGTCCAGACGCCGGCGATCCACTGGTACAGCTTATCCCCCTGGCAGACGTAGATCGTCGCGCCGTCAGCCGAGACCGCGATCCCATTGGCCGGCACGGTGCCGGTTGGCGCGCCGGCGGCCGTCATCGAAGACCAGTCCAGGCTCGCGCGCCGATGCGCGCTGCAGGCGGTAGCCGTCTCGTTGATCGTGAGCGAGACGGGCGAGCCGTCCGCCGCATACCAATACGGGTCAGTGGCCAAAAGCCGGATGACCAGTTCCTCGGAAAAGGCTTCCTGCTCGCCCAGCTCGAGACCGCCGGCGTAGCGCACGCTGATCGAGAGCTCGCTGACCGTGCCATTGTTGGGCGTGTACTTGAACACAAACGCCGCACCGCTCCCGATGCTGTTGATGATCGTCTTGCGGATCGTGTGCAGGGCGGTCAACGACGCGCCCTGGGCGACGCAGACCAGCGAGATGATGCGCGGCTCGACAATCCGGCGCTGATACGACGCGCCGTCCGTCAGGGCGTAGGGGGTAATCACCGGCGTCACCGGCGGCATGCCGGCGCCGAGGATCTGCTTCACCCGGTACAGGCCGTAGTCGGTGATCAGGTCGTAGGTCACCCCGCCCACAACGAATTTATATGTCGCCGCCATCCGTTATCCCCCCAGCGCCCTCAGCAGCGCGAAGTCGCCGATCACGTTGGGCGATGCCCCGGCGTTGTTGACGTTGAGCGTGTAGCTGCGATTGGACATCGACCCGCCCGCGCCCGCAGCCGCTACGCCATTGGCCGAGAAATCGCCGAAGGCCATATCCGTCGTCACCCCGTCCAGCGCATGCTGGGGCAGGTGCGCGGAGTCCGTGATCCCGTTGGCCAGGCCCTGCATCATGTTCGCGCCAAAGCCCATGAAGAGTTTCGACGGCGACTGAATACCGAAGTTGTGCTGGATGACGTAGACGATGCCCTCGGCGACGTAGCGGATGGCCGCCCACGCCTGCTCGGCGGCGTTCCGGATACCGTCCACGAGGCCCTCGATGATTCGCCGGCCAAAGTCGAGGAACTTCTGCGGCAGTGAGCTGGCGTCGGTGACGAGCGTATTCCAGACTCGTTGAGCGGCGGCCCAGAGCTTCGATCCGAACTCGGATACGCCCTGCTTAATGTTGTCCCAGGTGTTTTCGATGACTGTGCCAACCATCGCCAGCGCGTTCCGGACGCTCGTTAGGACACTGTTCCATGCGTTCTGAACCGCCTCCCATATCCTGTCGCCGATCGAGACCAGGAACTTGAGCGAGGCGTCCCACTTGCCGCGAATGTCTTCGACGATCCGGCCCAAGAGCGTCCCGATGAACTGCATCGCCAGCTCGAATGCGGCCTTGATCCCGTCCCAGATGACGCCGAACACGGCCTTGATCGACTCCCACGCCCCCGTCCAGTCGCCGTTGATGATCTGCATAACGGTCTTGATGATGCCGCCGATGACGGACACCGCGCCCTCGACGATGTTCTTGACGGCCGTGAACACGTCCCCGATCACCTTGGAGATCTGCGGCCAGTTGTCCGAGATCCACTTGACGACCGTCTCGACCACCTTTTTGACCGCATTGAAAATCGTCTCAGCGGTCTGCTTGATAAGCGGCCAGTTGTCGACAACCCAGGCGACGACCTTGCCGGCTTCCGCGACGATGAAGTTGAAGGCCGGCACAAGAACAGTCTCGACGAATCCCTTGATCGCGGCGAAAACGGTCTCGGCGGTTTGCTTGATTTGTGGCCAGTTGGCCTGCACCCAGGCGACGACTTCGCCAGCGCGGGCGATCACAAATCGCAGCGCCGGCGCAAGTGTGTTCTCAATGAAGCCCTTGACGGCGTTGAAGACATCGTTGAAGGTCATGCGAACCATCGGCCAGTTGGTCTGGACAAACGCTACGACGTATGCGATACGCTCGCTGAGCCCGCCTGGTCCCGTCCCGAGAGAGCCTCCAATCCCCTCAATTGCACGCCGCACGTCCGGCATGACGCCCGACACCCACCCCGCGAACTGCTGAATTAGTGGCACGAGGACAGGCAGGAGTTGGCTCCCAACCGTGACGGCGATCCCCTGGAAGGCGGTCCCGAGATCGGCCATCTGCTTCTTCATCTCAATCGACTGGTTCACGCCATCTTCGCCAATCGCCAGCCCAAACGCCTTGGCCTGCTTTTCTGCCGCCTCGAACCCGCCGTGGGCGAGCGTGTTCATTACATCGGAGAGGCCCTTGCCGCTCTTTCCAAAGAGCGACATCATCAGATCGGTCTTCTGTAGGCCGTCCGGCAGGCTGGCCACCACCCTAGACACGTTCTTGAGGATGTCAACGGTCGGTAGCATCTGCCCGTTGGCGTCCTTGAACGAGATGCCCCAGTTCTTCATCACAATGCCGGTTGGCCCCAGCTCGCCCTTGGCGTCTTTCAGCCCGGTGGTGAACTTGCCCATCTGGGCGGAGATGTCATCGACGTTTCCGCCGACGCGCCGAACGGCAATCGAGAGCGCGGCGGATTCATTGGCGGACGTCCCAAGCACGTCGCCAAGGCTGTCGAGTTTGTCTGCCCAGTCGGTGGTCGCCGCGAGACTCGCGCCCATCGCGGCCGCCGCGGCAGTTGCCCCGCCGACGATGGCGCCCGCGGCAACCTTCCCGAGGCTGGCCAGGCCCGCGCCCAGCTTGGATGCGATGGACTCGCCCGACGACTTGGCGATGCCCTCGGCTTCCCCCATCGTCTTGGAGAATCCACCGGCGTCGCCAATCAGCTTGACCACCAATGTCGCGAGCGTGCTCATTGCTTTCGCTTGTCCTCGCCGCCGAACGCGGCATTCAGCATCTCAACCAGCGCGAGCTGGTCTTGCCAGGGCTGGGCCTCTTTCTCCTGTCTATCGAACTTCGGCATGAAGTCGTCCACCTCGTACGGCTTAGAGCGCCGCTTTTCGTCCCGAGCGATGTTCGCGGTCAGCGCGGCCAGGACCCCCATCCGCAAGTCCGCCCGGCTATCGCCGAACGGCTCAAGGGTGTAGAAGGCCATCCACTCCCCGAACTCGCGCGCGCTCATCCGCGCCTGTAGCTCTTCGACCGTGCATCCACCGAGAGCCAGGGCGAGCCGAAACCAGAACCGGCGTTCGGCCCGCCCTCTCAGTTTCCCGCCAGCTCCTCCACGTCAGAGTCGCTCATCCCGCTCAGTCGCTGGCCAGCTTCATAGACCCGCTGCAAAGCCGCGGCGCTCTTCTTGCCCAGCTCGGCGATGTCAGACTCACCGAAGAGCGGATTGCCGTCCTCGCCTACCATCGTCCGTGCGACGACCTTTGCCCGCAGATCCCTAAGATCGATCTTGACCTTGCGCCCGTTGCGGTCGATGACGCTGGCCTCCAGGCTGTCGCGCTGGCTGCCCGTCATTCCCGTGACGATGACCTCGCCGCCCCACTCCGGAACGGATACCGTTTCCGTTGGGCGGTCTTTGGCGGCGAGGATCTGGTCCCTGGAGAGAATCGCCATATGCGTTAAGCCAGGGTCGGAACGCCGGTGAGCTTCAGCGTGAGCGAGGCCGTGAGCGCCCCGTCAACGGCCGCGTCCGGCTCGAAGCCCGTCACGAAGGCGGCGAACGTCCAGGTGGTGGGCGACGCCGACGGGAACACAAGCTGGAAGTTGCGCTTGGTGCGGTTGTACATGTCCTTCAGGACACCCGCGCTATAGCTCTGGGTGGCGTTGGCCGGCAACCAGTTCATGTCGAACGTCACCTCGCCCCCGTCCAGGAGCCCCGCGATGTACTCGCGGAAAGCCGAGGTCGAGCTGTGGCTGGTCACTTCGATCGTATCCATCTTGAGCTTCGGCCCCTTGATGTTCTTGACCTCGGCGATGGTGGCGAACGACTCGGTCCCGCCGCCGTCGCCGAGCTTGAGCAGCGTCCCGAAAGACGGAGTTGCAGATGAAGCCATTGAGTTTCCTCCCGCTGAGTTAGCTCAGCTTGATGATGCCGAACTTGACCTCGGCGTGGTCGGCCGAGAAGTAATAGAGTCCGTCGGTCTGACTCCAGCCCGGCAACGGAAGCGGGCCGTAGATCCGGATCGCGCCGGCCGCGATTGACTCCGCTGTGATCGTGCCCAGTCGATTTTGCGCATCGAGCGAGCTGGTGATCGTCACGGCATGCGCGCCGGCACCGGTGTTGTGCGCGACGATCAACTCACTGCCGGTGGCCACGGCAGAGTTGCCGTTGGCGACATCGGCGGCCGTCATCGTCACGGCCACGCCGGCCGTGGGGTATCCCCCGACTGCGGTGGTCTTGGTGAGCGCTGTGCGAGGCATCGTCTACTCCTTCGGGGGAATCTCCGTCCCCCACTTATTGGCCACAAGAATGTCGGCCGTGCTGGTGATCGGTGGCGGCGGCCCGCAGCGCAGGCAGAGCGCCTTCATCTCGCGCGCGGCCTTGATCCCGCCAAGCGTGTCGCGCATGCAGAGCGAGCAGGTGTGCTGCTCAACGCCCCGCCAATTCCCGACAACCCACTGGCTGTCATCAGGTCCCGCAGGGACAGCGGGCTCGGGTTCTGTGGGCATGAGCGCCTTCATCTTTCCCATGAGCCTCCTACGATTCGTTGTGTTGCATCATCAGATCCATGCGGACGACCGGCACCTGGGCGGTGTCGCCGTAGCCGTCCGATTCGTTTTCCACCATCGTGACGACGGTCAAGTCGCCCACGGTGTTGGTCTTGCCCCCCAGCGCCCGCCGCACGGCGAGGGCCAGGCTGAGCGCCTCCATGTGGGTGTTGCCCTCCAGGGTGAGCTGGAAACGTGTCCGGGCCAGCGAGCTGAAGCCCGAGTGCGAATACTCCGGGATGTGGCTGATCCGCTGATAGGCGATCGCCGGCCGCTCGGCGGTCTGCGGCACGAGCTGCGGATACACCCGGCTGCCCACCATCGTGGCGACGCCGGTGTTCGACTGGAGCAGGAAGACCAGCGCCTCAGCGGCGAGCATCAGTCCTCATCGTCGGCAGCGGCCTGGGCGATCCTGGCCTCCACCACGGCTTGCCGGAGCGACTCGCCCACCGCAGCCTCGGCTTCTTTCTGCTTGGCGTCGAATGCCGGCCGCAGAAACGGCCGGGCGGCCATGCCCGGATGACGCACGCGCCCGGTGATGACGGCGCCGTTGTCGCCCTCGAAGGCCAGCGGGCTCCCCTTGATCTCGTGAGCGGTGACGCCCTGCTCCACGAAGCGCATCCGCCAGGCGCGCTTGGATATCCGGACCGTGGCTTCCACGATGTCCTTGCGCGGGCTTGACGCCTTCGAGACCAGCACTTTCTTGTAGCGGCTGGGCGGCACCCGAGCCGCGGCGTCCGCCTTGATCACGTCCACGCCGGCCTTGCTGGCCGCGCGGAGCGACTTCTTGACGTTGCCGTCGGCGTCCCGAAGGGCCTTGAGCAGCGCTTCTCCGCCTTCGACCTTGACCGAGACCAGGTTGCCGGAGGCCATCAGCCCACCACCTCGCGGCATTGCAGGCGCATCTCGCCGGGCTTGTTGGCGTCCAGGACAGACAGGATTTCGAGCGTCCGCGAGCCTTCCACGAGCCTCATGTCGGGCGTAACGTCCGTCCGCCGCCGAATCCGCACGCTGTGCGTAACCTGAGCCACTACAGCGGCCTGTTCGATGCCCTCGCCGCCCGTTTGCGGCTCGATTGCCGCCCAAACGGTGGCCAGGGTCGTCCAAGTCGTCGTGACTTCGCCGACGCTGTTCTGCGTCTGCGGGTCCGGCCGCTGCTCAATCGTCACCCGGTGACGCATGCTGCCGATCTTCACGCCCACACCTCACGCCGATACGAGCGGATCAGGGCTTCAACGCCGAACGGGATGCCCGACTTCTCGGCAACCGTGTCGCCGCCCGCTTCGCGCGCCTCGTACCAGTGCGCAACCAGGAGCAGGCAGGCTTGCTTGAGCGACTGCGGGACGGACGTGGCCAGGCCGTAGCCCGCCACGTAGCGCACCCGGATTGGCTCAACCGGATACAGATCGACCGACGGCCAAGACGCATCCCAAGCCAGGGCCAGCACCCCCGGCACGCTATCCGTGCCGGCGAGGTAGTTGGCCGAGTCCCAGGTCGTCTCGTTGCCGTCCTTGTCCTTGTACTTGACCGAGGTGATCGACTGAAGCGGCGCGCGCGGCAGCTCGAGCCGGTCTGCGCCCGGCCAGTCCGAGAGGATCAGCTCGAGCGTTTGCGTGACAAGCGCCCGCCACGTCAACCGCTCGATCTCTTCGCGCGCGGCAATGATCAGGGCCGTGATCAGGTCGTCATCCGTTGTCAGGTCCACCTTGCAGTGAAGCTTCGCCTCGGTCAGCGTGATCGGCTCGACCGATGGCGGGGTAACGACTTTGATCTGGAGCATGCGCTATCCCCTGCGCCGCTTGGGAGCGGGTGGATCTGACACTTCCACCCGCTCCGGCGCGTCCGCCACTTCAAGGGCGGCCGAGGGGGCGGCCCGGCCGATGCCGCCGGAGATGATCCAAGCGGCAGTTTCGGCCGGGAGCTGCACCGTCTGGCCCTCTTCGAGCACCCGGAACTCAGGCATGAGCGTGCAGGATTTCAGCACCAAGACGGTGATCATGATTAGGTGTCCGAGTTCTTGAGCACGCACTTGAGCCCGAAGGTGATCGGGTTGGTGTTGCCCACGTTCGCCAGGGCCCTCAGGTACGCGCCCGGCAGCGAGGTCGTGGTGAGGACCGTTCCGGCCGTGGTCTGGGCCGCGAACGTGGTGACGGTCACCCAGTTACTCGCGTCCGCCGACGCCTGAAGCGCATAGGTGAGCGTCACCGGCGCGCCGGCCACGATGGGCGCGGCCGTCCACGTGCTGAAGCAGCTCGCCGTGCCATAGAACTGGGTGTATACAGCGTCCGAGTACACCCACTGCACAACGCTGGCCGCCTGACTATCCACCGTCACCGAGCGCGTGCCGACGATGGAGTCCGCCTGCGTCGCCTTGGGCGCGGCCGAGACGGCAAACCCGAAGGCCAGCGCCATGAGCAGCGCGCCGGCCAGGACCCCGCTAAGCAGGGTGTTGAGTCGGTTGAGTTTCATCTTGTCTGATCTCCTTGGACTACGGATGCGTGCCGTAGCGGATCGCCTCGGCCACGGCCAGCTTGTAGACCGTCCGGACGTAGTACCACAGCCGCACCTGGCCCGTGCCGGCGGCCGAGTACATGTCACGCAGGACCGTCAGGCCGGGCGCCTCGCGCTTGAGCATGAAGCTGAAGTTGCCGAACAGGATCGACTTCTGCCCCGTCGCGATCGCGGCCGGGTAGGAGCTGCCGAACACCGGGTATCCAAAGAGCGTGTTGATGGGGCCCGTCGGTGTGGCGGTGAACTGGAACATGTTGCCGGTCAGAGCCCGGTAAGCGCCCTCAGTGGCGCGGCGCATCACCCAGTTGGCGTTGTCCTGGTAGCCATCCGGCAGGGCATAGACCAGACCCGGGATGTCCGAGTTGGTCGCAGCCGCGGCCGCAGCCAGGGCAAAGGTCGTGCCCGAGGTCAGCGCCTCGGTGATCATCAGGCTGTTGTGAGTCTTGGCCAGGGCCCGGCCCACGTAGCCAGCCAGCCAGCTCTCGACCCGCGTGTCGTCGTCCTCGAGCAGCTCGTAGCTGAGTTCCAGCTTCTTGGTGTACTTGACCAGGGTGAGCAACTTCTTCGCCAGCGCAGGCGCGTCCCGGTCAAACGCCACGGCCTCGCCGGTCGACACGAATTCGTTGGTCGTGCCGTTGTCGACGGGCACATCGACGGTCGTGCCCTTGCCGGGGATGTCGAGCACACCCAGCTTCGGCCCGAGCTCCATCTCGACCCGCTTGGCGATGATGCCCTGATAGAGCCCGGTCGGGACCAGCACGCCGCCATCAGCGGCCGTGGTGATGTTCATGTCGGTGTCGTTCGAGGCGCGCTGCTCCAGCTCCCGCGACTTGTCGCCCGTGCGCAGGTAGTGCAGGAAGGCCCGGCTCTCGGTGTCGCCGCGCTTGGTCTTCAGATTCAGATTGGGCGCCGTCGGGGCGTACGCCTTGGCCGCCCGCGTGCCGGCGCTCTCGTCCAGCTCGGCGTCTTCGGTCTCAACGGCCGTCGCCCGGGCGATGTCGCCCTTGAGGGTGTCGGCCTCCTTCATCTTGGCGTCGAATTCGGCGCGCTGCTCATCGTTCAGTTCGGGCAGGGCGGCAATGGCCTTCGCCGCAGCGATCAGGGCCGCGCGCTTCTGCATCAGTTCTTTTGCCGTCATGGCTGTGTCCTCCTAGGAAAGTTCGATTTCAGCGACGCGCACCCTGGCTTCGAGACTGGCGCGCGCCTGCGCGGAGTCCTTCGCCCGACTGAGAGCGTCCGCGCTCTCGCCGTTGCGCTTGTTGATCTCGGCGACAGTCGCCCGCGCCTCCGCAGAGGTCTGCGGATAAGCCGGGAATGTCACCGGGGATACCTCAATCAGCCGCACGTCTTGGAGTGTGCGGATTACGTTCTTCGGGTCGGTGAAGTCCCACTGGTCTTTCAGAACCTCGAACCCAAAGGAGAAGTGCTTGGTGTCTCCGCGCTTCACGCTGGCCAGGGCGTCCATGCCCCAGCTCGTGGCCGGCGGGTCGATCTCGACCGCAAGGCCACGCTTGTCTTCGATGAGGCGTAGCGTGCCGTTGCCGGCCCGCCCGAGCGGCTTATCCGACTGGTGCTGCCACAGCGCATAGATGTCGCGCTTCGGGGCCTTGTCAATCGAGCGCTGAAAAGCGCCCGGCGCGATCTTTTCGCGGAACCCGCCGAGGTCTTCGCTGAGTTTGTCGAAAACGGCCGCGTGGCCGGCGATCATCGCCCTTCCGTCTTCGCGGATCTCCACGCTATCGATCTCGACATCTCGCGTCTCGCGCTTATCGCTCACGAGTCACCTCACAACAAAAAAGCCCCGGCCGCCATGCTGTTGCATGAAGGCCGGGGCAATGTGCCAACCGGTAGATATTTGTCTGTGGCGGATTATACGCCCGCTTTACTGGATGTCTTTCGGCGCAGAAAGATGATCTCTTCATCTTCTCGCGCAATGCCAAGCCGTGGGCCATTGACAGCCGCCGGATACCACCACCCCGCCGCCGGGGACGATCCGCCCCCCGGCGCTATCTCCGCCGGCAACGTGCTAAGCGGGAGAGCGGCGAGCGCCTCAAATCCCAGCATCTTTGCCTATATCACCATGCACCGGAATAGCTCGGTCCCGGTGTGACGCATCACGTATACCCATCGCAAGGTTGCCGTGTCGGTGTAAGTCAGCCCGAACATGCGGTTTCCCAGCAGCGCCGCACCCTGTGTGTAGAGCAGAGTTGACCACGGGATGAGCTCGTTATCCGACGGCGAGTAGCGGAAACAGCGCCCCGTCGCCTCCTTCAGGATGTAGAGATACCCGCCGAGATCGGCGAACTGCGTCCCGGTCGTGAACGTCTCCTGACTCCCACCGTAGGCCACCCCCGAAACCCACGTATTCGCCGCGATGTCGTAGTAGTCCAGCACCGCACCCGCGCCACCCCGAAACGAATAGAGCCGCCGGCCATTGATGATGGCACTCTCGTTCGTCCAGTCGTAGTGCGTCTGGCTCTCGATAATCGACAGAGACGCCGCGAGCCCTGGCGCCGCCGCCCGCGCCGCGCCGGGGGCGAGGGTTGACCACGAGTTACCGCTGATCGAATACCGATACAGCGTCACTGCGTTGTTGCCCATCAGGTAAGCGTGATCCTGATTGGTCTCGATGGCATACACACTCGTCGCGTCCGGGTTGATCGTCCAAGCGGCCGACGTTGTGATAACCGTGTCGGTGTTGGACGCGATTGTCCGAGTCTGCCCTGCACCCGTCCCAGCCGTGATGCGAATCTGGAAATTCGTCCACTGGTTGGCCGTCCACGTTTTAGCGCCGTTGGTCAAGGTTGATGCGCCTCCGGCCGTGGCCGTGCCGGTGACGATCGTGACGCCCTTGAGGATGACCAGCCGCCCGTCCGTCGCCCACGTCGCCGGCGCGCTTGTCACGCTCCGAGCGGTCCATGTGTTTGTGGCGAAGTCGTAATACTGGAACGAGGTTGCGCTCATCGTGCCAGCGTCCCAGACGTAGTAGCGCCCGCTGAGAATGACGTAGACAGAGGTGTTGTCCAGTCCCGTGCCGAGCGCGGCGAACGTGAATACGGCGTTCGCGCCGGTCTTGTTGCGGGTGATGACGGCCTCCTGCCCCGCTCCGGTGCCGGCCGTGATCCTGATCGTGTATCCGGCGAGCGAGCGCGGGATGGTCAGGTTGGTCGTCATGCTGGTAGTCGAGCCTGCTGTAGCCGTTCCTGACGGGCCGAGGGGTGACCAATCCCCGCACGCTCCAGCTGTCATCGTGCCGCCGAGCGTGACGGTAGCGATCTGCTCCCATGCGTCCTGGTCGATGTAATACAGGTACTGCGCCGTCGCCGAGGCGATGAGCATGGCGATCCGCCGAACGGTGTCGCCGTAGATGATGTGCATCGCCGCCGCCGTGGTGACGGGCGCGGGGGTCATGAACTCCCACGTTTTGCGGTCGAGCGGGGTAACGAGTCTATTGGTGATTGCCATTGTTCAGCTCACTGAGATATTCGGGCGGATCGCGCCCGCAACGCCCTGGTTCATGAGAGCCATGACCTGATGCGACAGAGCGTAACCGCCGCCGTTGACCTGGTTGGCGACGCTGGTAACGCTGGAGACGGTCGAGACGGTCGTCACGGTCGGCAGTGTGCCCGCGTTGACGTTGACCCGCAGCTCGGACGTTGGGGTCTGGAGCGCGGTCAGAAACATCAGCCGCTCCAGCAGGTGGGTGGTCTGGTTCATCAGCTCGTCAATTGAGCTGAGGCTGGTCTGCATCGCGGCCGGCGCGGATATCCCGTCCGCTGCGATGGTGACGAATACCGTCTTAGCGCCTGCCGAGAACGAGACCGCCGCGTCGGCGTTGGACGAGGACAGAACCGATGAGCGCACCAGGGTGGTCGCATCGGTCAGCACTCCGATCCCGACTTCCCACTCGCCCGACGTGCCCCCATCGATGCAGTAGTAAAACGACTCGCCAATCGAGATGATCGAGGCGAACGTCCGGAACCCGGTCAGCGTCCCGGCCAGGATGATGTTGCCCAGCCCGGTAGACGTTGAGGATTCCTTGACCCGGTCTGCGTAGATCACTGGTTACCTCCTTCATACGTCACGGTTGTGGTCGTTGACGTGATGTTCCCGCGTGCGTCGCGCTCGATCGTCTGGTTTTCCTCGGCGATGCGGGGCGAGTTGATCGTCACGTTTGGCGCGGCAACGTCCACTACAACCGGCGGGGCGGACACGTTGACCACCGGCGCAGGCACGTTGACCACCGGCGCAGGCACGTTGACCTCGGCCGCGGCCACATTCACAACCGGGGCAGGCACGTTGATCGTGATGGAGGACGGCCCGCCGGCCGCGTCTCGGGGCGTGCCGGAGTCGAGCGACCGGATGACATCGGCCGCCCAGGTGCGGGCGTCGCGCCCAACCGTCACGGCCAGGGGCCCGAGCACAAGCTGGGCATAGGCGTCCAAGTCGCCCGCGCGGTATTCGGCCCACCACTCAGCCAGCTTATCAGCCGACATCTTTACGCGCCTGGCGTCGATGTCGCGCCCGGCGCGCTTGCGGATCCGAGCCACCGCATCCTCGTAAACGATGGACCAGTCGCGGGCCGGGTTGGCCGCGGGCTCTTCGTCCGGGGTGTCCTCTGCCGGGGTCTCGGGATCGGGCTCGCCGGCCTCCTTCATGTTGAGCGGCTCAAGGTAGACATCGCCCGACTCGATCTCGTTCATGTTCTCAAGCCGGCGCACGTCGTTGACCGAGAGCCAGCCCCACTGCCGGCCGGTGGCATACGCGGTGTAACGGGACGCCTGATCGCCCCGCAACATGCCATCGATGAGGAACTCCACGAAGACCGTCCTGCGCTCCAGCGGCCCGATCAGATCGCGCGTGACGGCCTGCTCCCAGCGCACGAGCCAGCTCCGGAGCGAGTCAACCACGAAGTGAAGCTCCTGCTGTTCGATGTTGGAGAAGGTCGCGTGAGTCAGCTCGCCGATCTTGTGCAGGGGCACCCGGAAGATACGGGCAATCTCTTGGATCTGAAACAGGCGCGTTTCGAGGAACTGGGCATCATCGGGCGGGACGCCGATCGTCTCGATCTTCATCCCCTCTTCGAGGATCGCCATCCGCTGGGCGTTGGACAGGCCCTGGTGCTGCTCGGCCCAGCCCGACTTCAGCCGCTCGTATGCCTTATCCCCGAGCTGGCCGGGATGCTGGAGCACCGCGCCCGGGCGCGCGCCATTGGAAAAGAAGCGGCTCCCGAATTCCTCGGTGGCCAGGCTCAGGCCGATGGCGTTGCGGGCCATCTGGATAGGAGAATAGCCGACGATGCCATTCGACGACAGGCCGCGAAGGTGGAAGATCCGCGACTGCGGAAACACCGTGTAGCTGTTGTCCGCCATCTGGTAGCGGTAGGCCAGCTCGTCCGCCTGGTTGCGGATGACCTGCATCCGATCGGGCCGGAGCGGCCACAGCCCGAGCACGTCTCCGCGATTGTTCAGCTCGATCTCGGCGTAGGCGTTCCCCCACAGAAGGACATGCCCCATCATCGCCTCGCGGAACTCGAAGGAGGTCATCTCGCTGTTGGGCGTGTCATGAAGCAGGCCATACAGCGCATGATTGATCGCCCGCTCCTTGCCCGTCGTCGTGCGCTGATACGTGATCAGCGGCAGAGACGCCACCGACTCTGCCAGGACGCGCACGCACGCATACACCGCCGCGCTGCGCAGGGCGCTTTGCTCGGTGACTGTCACGCCTGACGCCGACTGGAACCCGCCGAGCAGGAACTCGGTCATCGCCGGGCTCATCATCTCGCGGCGCTCGCCCAAGACCACGGTCCGAAACCACTCTTGCACTTTGTTCATAGCATCCTCAACCCATGCGTCTCGTATCCCGAGACTGCCGTCTCGCCGTGCCGGATCGCCCGGTCCAAGGCCATGATTCCCGCCACCATCCCGTCAATTTTCTCGCGGCTTTTGGCTTTGTTCGGCTTGATGTTGCCGGCCGGATCCTGCGTCACCACAAGGTTGTCGGCCATCCACCTGAGCACCGGATGCCCGCCGTGGCTGAGCTTCTTATCCAGCACCACCCGGAGCAGTTCGCGGGTGGGCTGGCTCATCGACACAAAGCCCTGGCCGAATCCAACCATCGTCATCCCCGCCCCGGTGAGCTGCTGGCTAAGCTGCACCGCGCCCCAGCGGTCGAAGGCGATCTCCTTGATCTGGAAACGGGTGGCCAGCTCGCCAATGTCGTGGGCAATCCGGTCGTAGTCGATGACGTTGCCGGGCGTGGCTGTGATCAGCCCGTCGCGCGCCCAGGCGTCGTAGGGCACGCGGTCCTTGCGGGCCTTCTCAATCAGCTTCTCTTCGGGCACCCAGAAGTAAGGCAACCAGGTGTAATGCTCGGGCTCGCCTTTCTCGTTGGGAATGCACAGGACAAACGCCGCGATGTCGGAAGACGATGCCAGGTCGAGCCCGCCGTAGGCCGTCGCGCCTTCGAGCAGCTTGATATCGAACTGCCCCGCGCACAAGTTCCAGGCTTCGATATCCAGCCAGCGGGTGTCCTGCTGGGTCCACTGGTTGAGATGCAATCGCCTAAACGTGTTCTGATACGCCGGCGTCATCTGAGCGCGCTTGCACTCCGTGCGGAGATAGTCGAGCTTGACCGACACGCCGAGGTTGGGATTGGCTTTCGCCCAGACCTTCTCATCCGTCCAGTCGTCTTTCTCGTCAGCGGCGTAAATGACCGGGTAGAAGGCCGGGTCATCGATCGTTCCGTCGATCACCTGGCGGGCGTATTCGTGCAGCTCCCAGCAAATGGAGTTGCGGTCGAATCCCGCCGTGGTGATGGCGATCGTGATCGGCTGGCGCCGCGCGCCGGTCGAGGTCGTGAGCACGTCCCACAGATCCCGGTTGGGTTGAGCGTGCAGCTCGTCCACGATGATGCCGTGGGCGTTGAGGCCATGCTTGGTATAGGCGTCTGCAGACAGCACGCGGTAGACGTTTTGCGGAAAGTCGTTTGAGACGATCGAGAACTTGTAGGCCGTGCCCGCCGCGCGCAGCTCGTCGGACTGAGCGAACATCTCCTTGGCCGTGCGGAAGACGATGGACGCTTGCTCCCTATCAGCCGCGGCGCTATACACCTCGGCGCCGGGCTCCTGATCGGCGAAGGTCAGGAGAAGGCCAAGGCCACCGCACAGCGTGCTTTTGCCATTCTTGCGCGGAACCTCGATGTAGACCGTCCGGTAGCGGCGCGTCCCGTCTTCGCGTTTCCAGCCGAACACATCCGCGATGATCTTCTTCTGCCAGGCGGGGAGCTTGAACGGCTGGCCAGACCACTCGCCCTTGGTGTGCTTGAGGCACAGCTCAAAGAACCTGACGTAGCCGTTGGCGGCTTTCGCGTCGTAATGGTAGGGGCTGTTATTCGTCGGCGTCTTCATTCTTGGTCACGCCCTCGAATAGGATCTCGGCCAGGCTCTTTTTCTTTTGCGGCGCAGGTGTCACGCGAGAGCGGGCGACGGGCGTCATCCCGAACTCGGAGGCATACGCGCGGAATGTCGTGGCCGCGTCGCGCCAGATTTGCAGCCAGGGCGACTTGCGCTCAATCCCGTTTTCGTCATCCCTGGTGAACGGCTCCGTCTCGAGCTGGCGCACGGCTTTGTCGGCGATCCAATACGCCTGCGACATGATTTTGAGTGCGGGCGTGTCCGCATCCGACACCACACCCGCGTCAATCAGCGGCTGCTTGTATTCGGCCTCGAAGGTCTGCGCTGAGACGGCGGGAATCTGCGGAACGTCTGCGGCGGGGCGCGCCTTTGGCGCGGGTGTAGCGCGCTTGCTATGCACCTTGACAGCAGGCGTCTGCGGCTTCTTGGGCCGCTTGTGGACCGGGACTACTTTGGGTTTACGCCCGCGCATGGCTAGGAGATTTGACTAAATTGATGGACGCGCGAACAAGGCGACGCCTGCGGTCTCTGTCGTCGAAGCTGTCGAAATGCGGGACGCCCCGTTATGTGAAGCTTTGCGTGTGATGGCCGAGTGGCACGAGTGGCACAGCGGCCGCAAGTTGCTGAACGCATCCGACCCGCCTTGCGCCTTGGGGGTTATGTGGTCGACATCC